CTGTGTATTGAACACTTAATTTGCCTTCAACTATCTCATCATAAGCAAAACTACCACCACCCTCAACTTTAAAATCTCCAGTAATAGTTAAATCGCCATCAACTGTACCGCCCTGGCTTAGATCAGGTACAACTGCACTTCCCATTGATCCTATCATTATATCTCCACGATCCGCACTGAACCAGTGCTAGTTGTTGTACTATTATGATTAAAATACACTGTATTACCTAGTCCTCTAGGCACAGTAAAAAACATCATTGTATCTTTTGGAATAATCATGTCATTGGATGCGTTTACATCCTGGCCACTATCTGCACTAAAATTAAAATGCAAAGCAACTGAACTATACACAGCTATCGTTGCAGTTGTCGCTGCAAGAGCAACATGAATAGAATTATTAACATTTGCACTACTTCCACTAGCAGAGGCTGACTTTACTGTCCATGTACCACCAACAGTAGCATTTAATGCTTCCTGAACTGATCGTTTATGTAGATTGGCCATTAGCTTGATCTCCTATGTACGATTGCGAAATCACCACTTGCTACCGTAACAGCAGACCAACTACCATAAATGGTTTGACCAGCTTTAATTGTAACAGATGATAATGAATCCCATATGTCCGTATCTGAACTTGTAGCAGATACAACTGCGTCAACTGATAAAGCAGTGATTGCTACGTAAGTATGGGCGTTTACTGTGGCGTTGGTGACATAATCATAGCCACCGCCTGCGGTGATAATGTTTAGCGCTTCTTGCGCGGTATAACGATGTAAATTACTTGTTGCCATTTTTTCTCCATCTCTAAGGTATTAGCAGACCGTGAACGAGACATAAATAAGAATGTTATTTCTTAAATATCTTTTTCATTTTTTTCTTTGGCTCAGACTTTACAATCTTCGGCCCACCAAATTTGTTTTTTGTAACTTCATAACCGTCATTTACTAACGCTTGAGCTTTCTCGCGAGAGTCAACATGAACAGTGTGATTATCTTTTTTAAGTATTATCATAATAGTCTTTCATATATTGCACCGGGCGATGACAAACCGCCACCGCCCAGTATCGTTTCCATTACGGATTAAGGAATTCAATTCCTTTAACATGGTTACTAGTAGTAATCACTGCACCATAAATGATGTCAGCAACAACTTTAGTACCAAGGTAATCAACAGAATACTCAGATTGAACTCTGATGTCCTGCTGAACAGCAACTGCTATCGCAGACTTATGCACCAAGTAACCAGCTTCAATTCCAGTACTTGTAGTAGTAGGAATTAAAGAACTAGTGAAAACTGGAATACCAAATAGCTGTCCAACTTCACCAGTATTCATTACTGGATTAGCATTACCAAAACCAACTCCAGCACCTGAGTTATTTGTAACAAAGGCTTTAGAGTTTAGTAAGTCAGCATAGATAAGTGGATTCACGAAGAATGCACACTCTTCTTTTGGAATATCATTAGATAACAATGTTCCAATTGCTGTTTCAACATCAGCATTACTCATGCTATTATCAGCAGCAAGCGTTTGAGTTGTACCAAGAGTTTGAAGCAAAGCTTCAATCTTTGTATCAACTGCTTTCGCAAGTGCATATGCCATAGACTGAGCATACTTATCAAACAATTGCTCGTTTGACTGAATCATTGCAATATCTTCAAATAGCTTTGCAGCATATTTATGCTGATCAATTGCAAGATCGATGTCAGTTTCTGTATTAACTGAGTAAGCAACACCAGTATTAGCACTCTTTGATGCACTAGCAACCTCTTGCATGGTTGGAATGTGTAATACATCACCAGCACCTTGCACAAGGCTTGAGTAGTCATCAAAAAATGGTTTCAACACTAGGTTCTTTTCAAAATAACGGTAAACACCGTCCGCCCACAACTCAGGAATAAATACATCAAGATGTGATCCAGTTCCTTGGGTTGCGTCTCCACTAAAAGCGGTATAAGCCATAACTTATTGTCCTTACTTTTTTATTCGCTTGTAACCCTCAATAATCTTGCTCCAGTTCTTTTTTCTGTCTGCGTCATTCATCTTTGTCCAGTCTTCCGGTAATTCATTAGCTGGTACAGCAGGATTATTTGCGATGGGTATTCGCGGTTGTTGAATAATTTTACCATGTAGCGCTCGAAGTTTGCTCATTGGCAAGTCTCCAAATACTTCACGGTCTTCTATACTAAAGTCAGCAAGTAACTGCTCTCGCATATCGGCTTCTTCTTTCATTGCTCGTTCCACAACAGGCTCAAGCTCTGCAATCCTAGCAGCACGCTCTTCCGCAAGAGTTTGCCATTCTTTTTTGGCCTCTAACTCTTTGGTGCGTTGAGCCTCTACCTTTTTCTGCATTTCAGCAAGTTCAGCTTCTGCTTTTTGACTTCTAGCGCGATATTTCTTTGACTCTGCAATCAAATCTCCAACTTCGCGATTATTGGACTGATCCTGCGTTTGTTCGGCCGCCACCTCTTGAGCAACTGCTTTTTCTACTGGTGGTCGCTCAACAAAAGATTGTTCACCAGGTGCGCTCTGCACATTATCTTCAGACATACTGTCTCCTATTTTACACGTTTACCACGTGGCGTTTTTTCGTTTTATTCACGTTTTTGCGAATTACTTCTGAAAACATTTGAACCACTTCCTTTTCAGCAATTGGCCCTATCTTATTATTGCGAACGATGACACGCGCTTTATCTGGGCGTTTAATTATCTTCTTTCGCTTACGAGCATCACCAAACTTTCCAAGCGCATTATCTTTCATCTTTGTTGCTTGAAGTTTGTCTTTTATGCCATATAAAATTCCAAGTTCACCATTAGGAAATCCACTACGTATGAAACGAAATGCATCCATCATTGCACCAGTCAGTTTTAAGTTTGGTGGCTCTACTTGTGTGCTTTTTTGATTTTTAACTACTTTACCTAATGCTTTATTTTTGCGATATCTTGCAGTATACGAGGCAAATGGCTTGCCATCAAAATCTACTCCCATATCTGTTTGTGCTTTATGAGCGTCAACTATTTGTTTGCCATGCTTATCTAGGTCTTTTTTTGTAAATCGTAGAACTTTAGTTATTTTAAGCATTATACTAGTGGTATCCATAAGTGACGGCAATTATATCCGCCACGATCAAGAAATGAACCTGCGTTCTCTAACTCTATTTCTTGCCTAGTTAGTGGTTGTTCATTTAAAAAAGTTTTACATAAATTTCTATTTTTACTATCGCGAGGGCCTTGGTATCTATATAAAGTGCTTTCAGGTAAACCATCTGACATTGTAGCAATAACGCTTTGCTGATATGTACCAATCGTACTAGTAATAATTGTATCTATTCTAGGTACATCACGAGCTAGATTACGCTTTATTAAGTCTGCAATATCATCTTTACCTAATCTATTTGCAATACCTTGCGATATACTCATTCTAACAGACTCGCCTATTGTTCCAGTAAGTTTTACAATATTAGAACGCTGGATGTTTTGTAAGGCAAGTAACTTTGCCTCTGAGGTTGCACCAAAAAAAGGTAATTCATCTAAAAGTGACTCTGTTGCTGACATATACGCAATAATACCATTGCGAGCAGCAAGGTCTTCGACAAAGTATGTGCCAATATCAATTGCTGCTAAAAATAATAGGATTTCTTCTGTAGACAAACCCTCGTTTTCAAGCTCTTTTGTGTCGCTTACAAATTCATTGCTTGCTTCATCAATAGCGCTATTATATGCATCTATTGTATCATCAAGAATTGCCATTTTGGAGTCTGTTTAATAATCTATTGACTGGTTGGTCTTC